CTTCGCTAGCCAGCATGTTTGGAAAAGATTTGGTCGACGAGCGTGAAAAACGAGCACAAGAGACACTCGACGAAGCGCGTTACCAGATTAGTCAGCAGAAAGACATGCAAAAACTGCAAGACAACTTAGCTAGCAGAGCGGCTTTGCTAGGTAACCAACAAGGTCCAATGGGGTACAACCAACAGCAGATAATTGCCCAAGCAGACCAAATTGTACAGCAGATATCCGCTTTGGACGAAGGGGCTAGAAAGACGTACCTAGACCAATTGTCCAAAGAAGACATGGTCATGTACGCAGTGATACTCGTGCGTCTACGCAGCGCGCAGAATATGCAGGATGCACAAATGAAACAACAAGCTCGGCAGCAGCAACAGCAACAACCAGGCGGGCCTGGTGGGCCTGGTGGGCCACAACAACCTATGATGTGATAACAGAGGCTAGGTGGGAGGGACTATGGCAGGTAAATTCAGCACAGATCTAAATGACTTTCAAGCGGCACTTCGACGTGCCAATGAACTGACGCCTGCGACTCCAGGCATTTACCCTGAATCATTGGACCAGTTGGTAGGTTCGCTAGCTAAGGAGTTAGTGGCGGGTCGTATTAGAACCGAGGAGTTGGAGAACGCGGTGTCATCCAGGCTGACACCTACCAAAAAAAAGAAGAACAGCACGCCTAATGACCACAGTGAAGCGCATGGTTTCGGCGGCGACCCTACAAAGGATGCACAGGGCTACTCTAACACTGCAAGTCTTGCCGCTATATACAAAGGCATGCGCCCACGTATACAACGCTTCAACCTTGCGTTTACAAAGCATCTCCGCGCATACGAGGACATACAGCAACAATTCTTGAATGACAGTGACCACTGGTTAATGGTGCATGAAGAGTGGATAAACGATAAGGATGGGAACACGTTTATTGTAATGAAATACTACGAACCCGACGTTGGACCACGCAAATACATCTGCGATGACTACGAAGAAGTTCCGCAGGAAGCTAAACAAAGCATTGGCGACGACGATTCAGACGACGTCTAATTCAACTGCCAACCAAACACTACGACAGGATCGCAAGAGAGGCGCTGCTACTAGTTAACTTCAGCGCCTCTCTTACGATGTTAAAGCTGCAAACTACCCCTACACAGCGTCAGTTACCGTCATCCTGACCCATTGCAGCTACCTCCCGCTCTGGCTGTGGTATTGGTGCACATCCCTGGAGTCGCACAGCCCCGACCGCCCAAGAACCGAGGTACAAAAATTAAAAAACAGAAAAACAGTCTACAAATGACATTCAGAGCGGGAACGAAATATCTAAATGTTTGTACACCTTCTTATACCACAAAAACCGGCGATTGTTTGTTGCTGACCGCGCCAAAATGATCTACTTTTGCGCTATGACCAAAATCAAAACACCTGAATTGACTCGGTTTCTTACCAACGCAAACGCCCGCCGTGACATCATCCGCCAAAGAACCATTGAAAGCATAAACACCGTGATGCCCTTCGAAGGGGCTAAATATGACCTACGTGTTGAGAATGTAAACATCGACCCCAAATCTTTCGATGTTACTGATTACAAAAACGCCTTAATGCGCGCTGGCACACTGACCGAGCGTGTAAAAGGCGACTTGGTTTTGACTGATAAAAACGGCAAAACAGTGCAGAAGCTAAAGGACCATACACTGCTGCATTTGCCTTATTTGACAGACCATTTTACATTTATTGTTAAAGGCACGCCTTACGTCGTAAACAATCAGCTGCGTATGAAACCTGGCGTTTACACACGTAAGCGCAAGAACGAAGAGCTTGAAGCCGCTTTCAACTTAGGTAAAGGTCGCAACTTCCGCATCAGCATGGACCCGGAAAAGGGCCATTTCAACATGGAGTACGGTAGCACAAAAATACCGCTATACCCTGTGCTGCGTTCGATGGGCGTATCCGACAAAGAAATTTCCGGGGCGTGGAATGAAGGCGTCTTACAGGAAAACAAAACCGCCTTTGACCGTAAGCAAGATTCCATAATGACCAACATGTACACAAAGGTTGTGCCCGATTACATAAAGCGTGAAACAGAGAATCCTGCCGAAGCCGTTAAAATGATGTACGCAAACACGCAACTTGACCCTGAAGTGACAAAACGTCTTCTGGGTAAAGCGTACGACAAGGTGACACCGGACACGTTGCTTAAAGCTTCATCAAAGCTTTTGAATGTTTACCAAACAGATACCGACGTTGATGAGCGTGATCACCTGGCTTTCAAAGTAGCCAAGTCTGTCGACGACTTTATTGGCGAACGTATAGCACTCGACGCCCGTACGCTGCGTATGAAACTTATGCGCAAACTAGAAAGCCAAGACGGCAAGCCTGACCTAGCACACACAATACCTTCCGGCATGTTCTCTAAAGGTGTGCATAACTTCATGGCGACATCCGCATTGTCTATTCCTCCTGGGCAGATAAATCCCGTGGAAATACTAGACGCGCAAAATAGAATCACGTACATGGGGCCAGGTGGTATCGCCTCTGACAAAGCAATCCCAATGGAAGCGCGTAAACTACATCTATCAACCATTGGATTCATCGACCCTGTAAGAACAACCGAGGCTGAGCGTGTCGGTGTTGACCTGCGTGCAACCACATACGCTGCGCGTGATCGCGAAGGAAATCTGTACACCGTCTTAAAAGACAAAAGGGGTGACATACGTTACGTTTCGGCCACAGAGCTGATGGACAAGACGGTAGCTTTCCCCCACCAGAACATCGACACCGTTGCGCCCAATTCGCAAGTCAGTGTTATACGCAACAGCCAGATCGTCAGTGTCCCGGCTAAGGAAGCGGACTTTGAGTTTGTAAACACGCGCAATTTGTTTAGCAGCGCGTCTGAGCTCATACCATTTGTGAACAGTGTCGACGGCAACCGCGCTACCATGGGTAGCAAAATGCAGACACAAGCGTTGCCTCTGGTGCATCGTGAACCGCCCTATGTCCAAGTAGCGACTCCGCAATTCCTGTCTGGCTCGTTATCAAGAAATCCCGCCGGGCCTTTCAAGTCTAGTGAAGAAATGTACGGCAGCATGGTTACGCCGCGTTCCCCCGTAGCAGGAACGGTTGAGAGGATCACGGACCAGTATGTCTTCATCCGTCCACATGGCAAAGGGTCTAAGTCAGCCGCGCCCGCGCTGGTCAGCGTGCCTTATTACAAAAACTTCCCATTGGCGTCCAAAACATTCATCCACCATGACTTGACTGTTAAACCTGGTGACACGGTCAAAGCTCACACGCCAATTGGTGACTCTACTTTTGTGAAAGATGGTCAGCTGGCTATTGGGACAAACCTGCGCACAGCCTACATTCCATTCCGTGGACTGAACAGCAACGACGCGGTCGTTGTGTCTGAAAGCGGCGCAAACAAACTAACGTCGATGCACATGGAACGCTTTGGTGTTGATTTGGACACCGACACCATCAGCTCTAAAAAGTTGCACCAAAGTTACTACGGTACAAACTTTACAAATGAAACATATGGCACACTAGACGAAGAAGGCATGGTGAAACCAGGCACAACGGTGCATAAAGGTGACTTGCTAGTAACCACACTGCAAAAAACCGCACCCAGTGCCCAGGCCAAACTTCTTGGAAAGCTCAATAAAAGCTTGATCAAGCCATACCGAGACGCGTCCTTACTGTGGGAAAACGACTATCCAGGTGTGGTAACCGACGTTCAAAAAACAGGTAATAAAATACGCCTAACGATCAAATCAGAGCAACCTTTACAAGTCGGTGACAAACTTTGCTTCACAGAGAACACGGACATTCTGACAACAACAGGCTGGAAGTCCGCAAAGGATATCACGCTCGACGACCTGTGCTACACCCTCAACGGTGAAAACATAGAGTTCCATAAGCCATGCGCAGTGCATGCTTATCCTGTGAATGATTACTTATATACGCTGCACACACCGCAAATTGACATCGAGGTTACGCCTAACCACAACCTGTACATACAACAAGACATTACGCAGCCTTTCAAACTCATCCCCGCTGTGGCAGCCAAAAATAAACATATGCGCTTCAGGCGCGACGCCACCTTGAAAGAAGCTGCAGCACAATTATTGCCAGAAGAGTGGCACAACGTAGCAATACCCTCCAAATTTAGCTATGCCTACGCTACGTTATGCGCCGCATTACTGCACGATGGCGAACTGCGAATAGACGGTGACAAAACATTCCTAGTATTTTCTGACGCTGACAACGAACCTGGCGGCAGCACAGCGGCGTTGCTGTCGTCTTTAGGCGCATTAGCTAAGTGGGTTGACAACGCTAACGCCGTTAACGTGGACATCACAGACTTTCCGCGCATTATGCAGGCTGACTTTAACGACCTATGTACAAAGAGAGAAGACGGAACACCGCGTAGACTGCCCGCTACGTTGTTTGCGTTGCCTTGCTCAGTGGCCCATGGATTTTTATATTGGCACACTTCTGTCTGGCTGCATGGAAATGCGTGTCGTGACTTGTCAAAGACAACGACAGACGTTGTGCTTAAACATTATGAGTCCGCATTAGCGGGAGATATTCAACGTATGGCGTTGCATGCAGGTGTTGCAGCAAATGTAACATTAGAGCCTTGCAATAATGACGTAGTCTGGCGCATTTCGTTTATATTTGCCGAACTCCGCCCTACGGTGAATAACCACGCCAGCTCTGTATTGAACGGTAAACAAGAAAACATCGTATCTTCCACCGCACCCGTTTACGGTGTAACTGTTCCGCCGCATCATACGCTGTACGTGCGCATAAATGGTAAGCCACTGTGGATCGGTCAAAGTGGTCGCTACGGTAACAAAGGTGTCGTGTCTGCAATTGTACCTGATGAAAAGTTTTTAAAAGATGAACAAGGCCGTCCCATTGACATTGCACTGTCGCCTGCTAGCGTCATATCACGTATCAACCCCGCCCAAGTGCTAGAGACCGCCTACGCCAAGGTAGCAGAGAAAACCGGCAAGCCTGTCTACATCGACAACTTCGCGCATCGTGACAATCTGCAGTTTGTAAAAGACGAGTTGAAGAAACACGGGATTAAAGACGCTGAAACAATTACCGACATGGAAACGGGCAAGCAAATAAAGAATATCCTTGTAGGCCCGCAGTACACTTTCAAACTTTTCAAGACGACGGATACCAACTACTCCGCCCGCGGAATAAATGAAGGCTACGACGTAAACGAACAACCCATGCGCGGCGGTGATTCCGGTGCTAAGGGTTTTGGACGCATGCTCCGTAATGCGCTCGTGGCACACGACGCCCGCAATATTCTGCACGAAGGCGCGATGATTAAGGGGCAAAAAAACGACGTCTACTGGAAAAACTACCAACTAGGTTTGCCTCCGCCAAACATCGCAGAGTCGTTCGCTTTTCAAAAGTTCGGTGCGATGCTTAAAGCTTCAGGCATCAAAATGGATCGTAGCCAGGACAAACTGACGCTCCTTCCACTGACAGACAAGGATGTCAAAGAGATCGCTGAGCGCGAGGTAGAGAACCCGTTGGTGCTAAGGGCTAAGGATCTTGCCCCTGAAAAGGGTGGGCTATTCGACCCTATCATCACCGGCGGCCCTGAAGGGCTAAAGTGGGCATACATTAAACTAAAAGAACCCGTCGTAAACCCACTGCACGCTCGCCCCGTGCGGACACTTTTACGGCTTACCCAGCCAGCCCTCACAGAACTCATACGCACTGAAGGCGGCGAAGGCATAAAAAAACGCTTAGCAGACATAGACATAGACAAAAGGCATGCAGAAACACTTGAGCAGCTAAAAAGCGTCAAAGGTGCTACCCGCGACACGCTGATAAAAGAGATAAAGTTCATCAACGGACTCAAGAAAGCGGACCTACGCCCAGAAGACGCTTACACGCTGCAAATGATACCTGTAATCCCACCGCGTTACCGCCCGGTGATACCAGGTGACCGCGGCAATCTTCAAGTAGCTGACGCCAACTACTTGTATCGAGACGTCATGCTCGCTAACGACATGATGAAAGACCCTGAACTGTTTGGTAAGACGTACAAGTCCCGTCCTGTCACACAAACGCAGGGTGACATCCGCAAACACGTCTACGACAGCGTATCGGCCCTTTTTGGTGTCAGTGACCCTGTCAGCCCGCAGCTACAGAACAAAAACGTCAAAGGGTTTATCCAGCGCATCGCTGGCGTACACGGTAGTCCTAAATTTGGCTTTTTCCAGCGTAACGTGTTGAAACGCAATCAAGATTTGTCTGGGCGTGGTACAATTATCCCTGACCCCACACTCGAGTTGGACGAAGTCGGCTTACCTGAAGAAATGGGATGGAAGATGTACTCCCCGTTTATCACTAAGGGGCTTGTCCAGCGCGGTTATTCCCTCCACGACGCCAAAGCCATGTGGGAAGACCGTAACCCACTGGCGCGTGAAGTG